GGCCGAACGTAGCCGACACTGCTAGTAGGTCTTTTTCTATTATCTTGTCGGAGATAACTTATGAAAACCTGTATTAAATGTAACATATCTAAACCTCTTACTGAGTTTACGCACTATCACTGTCCTACTCGTAAGGCTTCAATTCCCAAGCCAAGATGTAAACCCTGCACTAACACTTATCAAAGAGAACGTCACGCTAAAGGGTTAAATACAAAAGCCTGTCCTCTTATTAAAAGAGAGAGGGATCTCAAGCGTAAGTATAACATAACAACAGATGACTACAATCAGATGATGGCAGAACAGAACAACGCTTGCCTTATCTGTGAATCTCCTGCTACCTCTCCTACCTCTCTGTTTGTTGACCATAACCACGACACAGGAGAAGTCAGAGGTTTGTTGTGTCATCATTGTAACACTGCTCTAGGTCTTTTTAAAGACAGCCCCCAGTTACTTAAGAAGGCTGTCTATTATCTTGAAGATAAAGGCGATTACTCCACCCTCAACGAGTCAATATCCTCAGTCTCCGAAACTAAACCCGTGTAAAGATAATTAAGCGTGTCGCTACTTTCCATTAATGCTTCATTAGAGTGGGCGGCACAGACGTTACATAGGTCAAGATGTAGTCCTGTTAAATGGTCAATCTTTTTTAGTTCGTATTCGTTTAATATAACATCGCAACTTTTACATCTACTCATTAGGGAATACCTCGCTGTACTTTTGCACCATGTCGGTGTATGAATTACTATAATACTCGTCACGCATCTGCTTAGTGACTCGCTGTGTCAGTTCAGATAATGTCATACAGTATACCTGATACTCAATCAACTCGTCAACCATTACATGTGCTTGTGGTTCTATCCAATCACTAGGCTCATAGTCATAGCCTAGCAGTTCCTCTTTGATTTTACTCATACCTCTACCTCCTCGTACACGCGACCATAGCTGACCAAGATGAAGGGCAAGTGTAGCAGTACGCCTTCAAAGGGCATGGCCTCAGTGTTGTCCGTGTCCTTGTTATAGACCCAGACGGCACGGCTGTCAGCAAACTCAAGGTACAATCCGCAACCGTTGATCAGCTCTATACTTAACATTCTACCAAATATCATCATACTATTCTTCTCCTAAAGTTTTATCCACAGTAAACAAACGCAAGTACTTATCGCCCTCACAATAACGGTATCCATTATCTAGCTCAACAGTAGGATATATAGAGCAATGTACAGCCCCTTCTCTGGACGGGTAGTCATAGCCTATACCCTCGTCCCAACAGTTGATGTCAAAGAACTTATCGCCTACCTGAATCTCAGTCCATGTCTCCTCGCCATGACCTATGTTGTCGTAGAATTCATCAAAGATTTCCAGTGCTTGCTTGTTGGCCTCCTTAAGCTCCTCGTCAGTGATCCACAGCTCCGTACTACAGGAGTTTAGCACACGTAACTTGCTCTTGTCCTTATCTTTTAACATCTTGATAGGGAATCTAATCTCCACACTACAAGGGTCTGCGTCCATGACATGCCAATCCTTAGACGGACATGTCTCTAGCCAATCAAAAAATTCTTTATCAGTCATAACTATTATCCTCGCGCATTGCGCTTTTGTTTTCCTGTCGCACTCGTTTGTTGTGCTTGCGTTTGATCTTCTTTACTTCACCACTACGCCATTGTAGCAGGGTACGAGAGGCGCGAGAGAATGCATCGTACTCGTCGCCCCCTTTTAGCTTGATACGTTTAGTCATCTAATCTCCCTAGTCTATCTGCGTCTGCCATTAAATCCGCAATGGCCTCGTCAATCTCCCATTGTTCCATTGGTGCATAATCATCTGCATCCGGCAAGTCCAAGCCGTGTGGCTCATCACCGTGCAACCAATCCTCACAACTACCGTTCCAAATCCTACCCATAATATATACTCCTAGTTAAACAAAGTGGACAAGGGATTAGCTAACATAAAGAAAAACCCAAGCCATATTAAATAAGTTAATGATGCGATGGTACACCATCCAAACACATCTGTAAAGAACTTTATACGATACTCTCGCTTTTGTTCAGCCACTAGCTGCTTACGTCTTGCGCTATTCATTAGTTAAGCCCTCCAATCTGGTGTTATTGTGTCGATAGTGTAGCCTAACTGCTCTATCAACTCAAGCGTTTGTTCGGTCAAGGTCTTACACCCTGACAGCCTCGCGAATGTCTCAGCGTTGTTACAGGCCGGATAGATAACCTTCCGACCATAGCTCTGCTTGACCTCAATTAATATTGACCTGCTCATTGTTTATGCTCCTATTAGAGTTTAAGTAGTTTTATTATCTTGGTTAACTCCCGCGCTTCTTTCCACAAATCAGAGCATTTAGCGTCAGTGTAGGCTGTTTTTCCCTGAATTTCTAGCTTAATGATCTGCGGAGTTATTAACGCTAGTTGAGTCTCTGCTGTTTTTAAATCCATAATACTATACTCCTACCAAAATTAGTTTGCGCTCTAAATACTCAAAACCTTTAAATGATATGTTTTCGCGGTTGCATATCCGCAATAACTCACTTGTGCGATCTTTTTGAGTTAGTCGTTTTAACATTTCTTTAGTGCCATATAAACACTCAAACTCTACTTGTATTTTGCCCAGTGTAATTGCTGATTCGCTCATTATACTACCTCCACTAAAGTGTTAATTACTGACTGCGGTACTTCCACTGCATCACAACCCTGCAACCACTTATTGATGTGCTTGGTGGTGGTTACGCTGTACTTGGTTGATGTACGCACCAATGCACCCGTATCAGTTCGTGCGGCTACTGGTGTCTCGTAGCTAAAAAATACCTGTACCTCGCCCAAGTCTAGCTCGGTCATGTTACTTCCTAATTGCTTAAGTTTCATCGTTATTACCTTTTGGTTTAGTTGGTTTAATAATGCCTACTGTATACCAATAGACACGATAAAACAAATTAACTAGTCCTATCAATTACCCTGAAAACGTGCGACACCTTGCGTCTGCTAGGCTTCTTTGCAGTCCAATCTTCAAGTATACCTTCGCGGATACAGGACACGTGACCCCTTACGTACACGTGAAACGTATCGTTTGGGTGCGTTAGTGCAAGTTCCTTGTGGACTCTGTTAAGTGTATACCCACAGTGGCTGTACTTATTCCAGTCTGGGTCATGTTCTTTACCAAAGCGATTCAAGCTAGCTTTGATTACCTCAAACGGTGTGCCTCTGCGATGTACTCGCTTACGACCTTCCCAAGTTTTAGCAAACTTCTCTACGTATCTTTTAACCTTACCTACGCTTGCATCAGTAGCTATACAAATAGCGACCAAGGCACAGAAATTATTGTCAGCGTAATGCCGCCCTAGTATGTTATCTAACTCAGCGTATGACCTACGAGTTTTCTTAGCCATGTTTAGTTACCTTTAGTTATTCAACGCAAACGCCAGTTACCTAGCATCTCCGGTGAATAACCGTTGATTGTTCTCTGGAGCTGTTTTAACCACACTGCGACCTTTCAGCCCGCCTTCTGGCTCCGTGTAACCTGCGAACAATCTTGGTTACTCTATCCTGATTCACTCCACTTTCACAACCTTGCATGCCGCGGCATCTAGGGGCTGTTACCGTTATCTGCTAGTGGTAACACTCAGGTCAAGACTGCGATATAAGCTCGGTGTTAAATTAATCAAAGCCCGCGGACTTTACTAACACTAGATATTGATCCCGCTTATACCTCTACCATTCTCAGACACGCTGTTTCTGTGTCGTCTTGATGGTCCCCATGATAGACCCTTGAGAGACTGATGCTTATCTATTTGCGACATAGATATATCTGGTTGCGACAATCTACAATCTTTTTTATCTACCTACATCTATAGCAATTTATTTGTGGCTACTTGTGGCTATCCTTGTGTACCTAGCATAAGGGTATGCTTGTGTCAACCTGTGTATTCATACAGTGCTGTAGGTATCCTCTGGCATACTCACACTCAATCCTTGTGGAATCTTATGCAATACCCGTGCCAACACGGTGGCCTGTGGATAACTTGTGGATAACTCAAGGATTCCTGTGGATAACTCTGGGATTTCTGTGGATAACTTGTGGAAAACCTGTGGAGAAATAAGGGCGGGGAGGGGGTCGCGTGTTACATTATATGCTGATGTTCCCTCCGGTATACAAAAAAGGGTGAAATTAGGATACATGTATAAGCCTTGTGAATACTTGTAAGTCCTTGAGATACATAAGGAAACACAAGGTGGCCCTTAAGTAGCCCTGAGCTATAAGAAAGGACACATTAATAGCTAAAAGTTATGACATGTGTGGGGAACTTTTGGCTAGACTCGCGGTCTAAAGGAAACTTAAGGATATATAGTAAATAAAGCTTGACTTTCAGTTAAAAGTATGCTATAATATCTAGTATAATAGAGAGTCAAAGGCAACCATGCGCCTTAAGTATACTTAAGAACACCTTTAAGTTTATTCTTTAAATAATAATTAAAGTATAATCCTAAAGAATACTTAAGTATACTTAAGATAACCAAAGGAGTAGACCTTGAGTAGTAAGGATTCAAAGGTTGGTCAGTCCGCGAAGCGGGTTGGGCGTCCTAAAAAGAACTCAGTAGCGTCAAAAACCAAGGGTAAACGCAATGCAGTAGGGCGACCCAAGGGAGATGCAGCGGTAATCAACGAATACAAGGCTAGAATGCTAGCATCCCCTAAGAGTAGGAAGGTGTTGGACGCGATACTTAACGCAGCCTTGGATGATGACCATAAGAATCAGGCAGCAGCTTGGAAGCTGTGCATGGATAGATTGTTACCCGTTAGTTACTTTGAAAAGGATAAGGCTAGTGGCGGTAAAAGTGCTATTAATATTTCCATTACTGGTGTCGGTGGCGAGACTACCGTCATAAGCGGTAATGAAGAACCCATTGAAGGGGAGTACACAGATGTATGATATAAATCAAGACCTAGATTATTTCACTAGAGAAGAGTTTGCCTGTCAGTACACAGGAGAGAACGAGATTAGTGATAGATTGTTATTGAAGTTAGATTTGTTACGTGCAAGGTGTGGATTCCCCTTTGTTATCACAAGTGGTTATCGTTCAGAAGACCACCCCATTGAAGCAAAGAAGGAGAAAGCAGGAACTCATGCCCAAGGTATTGCAGCGGACATTAAAGTCAACAGCGGTGTGCAGCGGTTTAAGATTGTTGAGGAGGCTATCAAGATGGGCTTTTCAGGAATTGGAGTTGCTAGTAGCTTTGTCCATGTTGACATCCGCGACCTTGACGGTAATGAATCTCCTGTAATGTGGACGTACTAGCTTGACTGATTTAAAGGTTGAGCTACTGCCGTGGCAACAAGAGGTCTACAACGACCCTACACGGTTTAAGGTTATTGCCGCAGGTAGACGTACAGGTAAGAGTAGGTTAGCTGCTTGGTCACTGATACTGAACTGCTTGTCAGCTAAGAAAGGTCAGGTGTTCTACGTTGCCCCTACACAGGGACAGGCTAGGGACATCATGTGGCAGATGCTACTGGAGCTAGGGCATAGTGTTATAGCCTCTAGCCATGTCAACAACCTACAGATTAAGTTTATCAACGGTGCGTTGCTGACGCTGAAGGGTGCTGATAGACCTGAGACTATGCGTGGTGTTAGCCTAAAGTTCTTGGTTATGGATGAGTACGCTGACATGAAGCCAGAGGTGTGGG